ACGCTCTGCGGTTGGCATTTCCTCCAGACGGTAAACAGTCTGGCTCTTTTTCATCTGCGCATGAAAGCAGATCGTCAAACGGTCGCGCTCATGCAAGCTGTTGTAATAGGCACAGGTTTCACGCCAGCGGCTATCAGCAAAGTGCTTGCCGATCACGTTGCGCAGCCCGGCGGGTAAGTTCTGCATACTGCTGACGGTAAAGGCTGTCATGCTTTCCCCCGTATAACTAATTTGATAGAACGGATAACCCGCAGGGAAACACTCACCGGGCTGGTACGGATGATGATCCCCTGACGGCCTTTGCCTTTGGTGATCGTAAAATCGGGCTTTGTCTCCGTCTGGTGCCACCAGAGGAACGGCGCGATTGAAATTGGTGCTTGCATGGTTTCCTCCTTTCTATTTGCAACCGCCCACGGATAGACGGTTGCAAATAGGTGCCGGATACGCCCGGCACGGTTTCTTATTTAAATTCCGACGAGGCGCTTAATTGTCCCTCGCTCCCTTCCCAAATATTCGAAATAAGCAGATGAAACCCGTTCATAAGGAAGTTCAGTAAAAAACACCTTACCGGAATTAAGATAAATAGCAGCAGTTACAGCGGATTCTTTTTTACATTCAGAAATCGCCACTATGGAATCCGATTTGATAATTACGCAGCCATCCGATGTATCAACTCGCATGCAACCATATGTATATTTTGATGGTGTTTCTTCCTCTATGAATCGGGAGGAAATGAATTCGTTAATACCATCAACGACACTAGACACGCTGCCATAATTTTTATCAGCAAAGCATTCAACCACATAGTGAATATTACCGACATGCACACCATTAGATTGATATTGACGGCAGAAAATAGCGGTGTGTTTGCTGTCCTTCTTCAAATTAATGAAACAATTATTTTTCGGCTGAGCTGATGCTTTCAGCTCAGTAATTTCATTACTCATTTCACGCGCGTATTCTTCCACGTCGTCAAGAAACGAGTTCGCATTCTTAATGTTGACATGTCTTTTTTTCAAATCTTCACGCATAGCATTAATCAGACCAAAAATCGGCATTTTCATTTTTCTTACTCACCCAATATTCAACGACGCACTAATACCGCTCAGTGCATCAACGGTTGATGCTAACGCGGGGTTAGCTTGAATACGCGTCTGTAACGTTAAGCCGACCAGCGACAAATAACGCACACCCGCGTTGATACTCTCGATCACGTTGTGCCGACGCGCTGGCGTCATGCGCTCATCCGATATGCTTTCAGCAGCAACCGCGCCCACTGCGGCGGTGGCCTGCAATACATACGTGGTTAGCCGTTCAGAGCGTGCCTCATTCACTGGCACGGCAGGCAGGCAATTAAGCTGTGCCAAAAGCCCATCGATCAGCGCCGCATCCTCGGTTACGTCTGTGATGGTCATCAGCTCGTCACATGTCAGTCTGTGCGGCTGGTCTGGATTCAGTTTGTTACGCAAGGTCTGATGGTTCATGCCCACTTGCCCGGCCAGCTTCGCCAGATTGTGCTTTAACGCGAACGCCTGACAGGCGCGGTCAAAATGTGGGTGTATGGAAATCTGATAATCAAACATGCCGCATCCTTTCGATTCACTTATTGTGAATTACGCACCAATAACGATTTGAAAACGGGAATGTCCCAGCGATTTACGTAACTGTTCTTCTTTCCAGCGAGCGTAATAGATGCGAACACGACCGCTAGCACGCTTCCTGCCGGGTTTGATTTCGCGGGGTTCGATAGGCAAGCAAGGGGCGTTGCCCGTAGTCCAGCGGCGAACGGTTGCCATAGAAACCCGTTCAAGTTCGGCGAACTCTTCGGGGTAAACCGTCTCGCTGGGAATCTTGACGATTGTAATTTCAGAAGCCATATAGCATCATTTCCTGTTAGCGCTTCGCGTTATCTAGAATTGTCATCAATGCTCAAATCTTATCATTAATTGTCATTGATGAAGCCCAATGTTGGCAATACTAAGACCAACATTAGCACTTTGCAATCACAAAAATGCCAACCTGAGACAAAACAATGTTTGATGAGACTAAGTTTAATAACAAGGAACTACTAAATAGAATTTGCGAGGTTTATGGATTTTCACAGAAAATTCAATTAGCTAACCATTTTGAAGTGGCAGCTAGCTCCCTGCAAAACCGCTACAAACGCGGCAATATGTCCTATGATTTTGCAGTTCACTGCGCACTCGAAACCGGCGCAGATATTCGCTGGTTAATGACAGGGGAAGGTGAACGCTTTGAGGGCGAAAAAACTCACTCAACGAAAAAGAATAAGTCGGTTGAGCTCAAAAAATTCACATTAAGTGAAGGTGAACTAATCGCTGACGGTAACTTCTACCTAGACGCTCAAGTTTTAGAAGGTCTGAATTCAGATGTTTATTGCCTAGGTGAAGATGACGATTTCTACATTGTAGAGCGTAGCCCTAGTAGCCCTCTTTTAATTGACGGGCATAAAATTCTAGACATCGACGGCTATGTCAGCATTCGTTCCGTTCAAATGCTACCCGGTAAGCAGCTAAAAATTTATGGAGGAAAGGAACCCTTTACCTGTTCCATAAGTGACATTGGTATTTTAGGGCACATCGCAAAAATCATTACTGTATTGGTAGATTAATGGCAGTTCGTAAACATCAGGACGGCGGCTGGATATGTGAAATCTATCCCAATGGCTCAAAGGGAAAGCGTATCCGCAAAAAGTTTGCAACAAAAGGCGAGGCTATCGCGTTTGAGCAATACGCGGCTCAAAATCCGTGGCAGGAGGAAAAAGGGGATCGCAGGACGCTAAAAGAGCTAGTCGATGCATGGTATAGCGCACATGGCATCACTCTAAAAGACGGCCTGAAAAGACAAAGCGCCATGCATCACGCTTACGAATGCATGGGCGAACCGTTAGCGCGAGACTTTGAAGCGCAGATGTTTTCTCGTTACAGGGAAAAACGGCTAAAAGGCGGGTATGCACGCTCTAACCGAGTCAAAGAAGTTACGCCACGCACACTAAACCTTGAACTGGCATATTTTCGGGCGATGTTTAATGAGTTGACACGGCTTGGCGAATGGAAAGGCGAAAATCCGCTAAAAAACATGCGGCCGTTTCGTACAGAAGAAGCCGAAATGGCCTATTTGACTCAAGACCAGATCGCCCTATTTTTATCCGAATGCCAACGGCACGAACACCCCCACTTACAAGCAGTAGTCAAAATTTGCCTTTCTACTGGTGCCAGATGGTCAGAAGCGGAAAACTTAAGAAGAAGTCAACTATCACCATACAAGATAACCTTCACTTACACAAAAGGCCGCAGGAATAGAGCGGTTCCGATCAGTAAAGCCCTGTACGAATCTTTACCTGAAAACAAGGGGCGATTGTTTACTGATTGCTATGGTGCTTTCCGTTCCGCACTGGAGCGTACAGGCATTGAATTACCCGCAGGACAATTAACACATGTTTTACGACATACATTTGCATCACACTTCATGATGAAAGGCGGTAATATTCTTGTACTACAGCGCGTGCTGGGTCATACCGACATAAAAATGACAATGCGCTATGCTCACTTTGCCCCTGAACATTTAGAAGATGCGCTAAGGCTTAACCCACTGGCGACAAGTGGCGATGAAGTGGCGGTATAAATGATTAACTGTGACAATCTTAGATAATAAATGATAATTCAAACGGTTGTTTTTAAAGGTAAATCATTGTTTTTACTAGGGTGTGTAGGTTACTCATAATCGCTTGGTCGCTGGTTCAAGTCCAGCAGGGGCCACCAAATTCAAGGAGTTGCGTTAATAACGCAGCTCCTTTGCTTTTTCCAGGGTGTTTTAAAACAAGATGAGTGGTTAGCAAACACCATCACAGCGCTTTACTTCACCCACGACTCACTAGCATTAACTCGCATGCCTCTCGATTGAGAGAAACACAACATAGTATTAGCAATATCGGCTATTACTATCTCAATGACGCGTCGCTTTAGGCTTATCAAATCAAATCAGCCAGAGTATTTTATCGAAGGGTTTCACCGGAAATACCAGACAGAAAGACGGGCTTTTTACCTGTTCAGGGCGGGGAATAAAATCAAATAAACCACGGAGTGCTCACTGTATGACTATAACAGCAAGCGCCCCGTGAATATCTGAATAGGCTGGTACTGGAAAATACCAGCCGAAAATCTGACTACCTCAAGAAAAGTGTGAAACTAAAATAGATGTACTCACACTCTTAATTGTCAGCAGGCGCTGAGTCGAGAATCGATGGGACATGGCTCGATGCCCACTTAGTAAAGTAATCCTGAAGCAGCAGTGAAGCATATTCTGAGGTATGGCCCTCGTCACGATATAACGGAAGGCCATTCTTAACATAAGAACATTTACCGTCCTTTCTATCGCAGAAGACATCATTCTGTTCAAAAACAAGCACGCCGGGGTGGGTTTTATTAACCGCCACGAGCAGTGGGTTGAAATCTTTCAGAATGGAACTCCGAACATCAGAGGAAACCAAGCAATCCTTTGGATGCTGTTTAAGAGGCGACTTAAAGCAGGCCTTTGGATGAAAGCCCGGTCTTATGTGTGGCGTAAAAATAATGACCTTCACACCCTGCTTTTCAAGGAAGTCGATGCGCTGAATCACTCTGGTAATCTCATCGCTAGATGGCTGTCGTGACAAACCATCTAAAATCACAAATTTTATGGATGGTGTTCTCTTGATAATGTCATCAATAAATTTGGCTTGATCGGTTATTCTGGAGCCATAGCAAGGGCTTCTCGGATCGTCACCAGAGTTATCAAAACCAACCCCACACGTTCCTATCGAAAGGATAGTCTGGTGCTTCAATTTTTCATTTTTAGCGAACCCAGGATAGAGCTGGTTTGCGTAGCTATTACCCAAAAGAAGAATCGTTGGCGGCTTAGTCCCACTCTTCATGCAGAACCACCAAGCTAGATTATTCTGATCTTTATAAGGGTATTCAGACAGGCAAGTATCATTCTTTGTATAGGCCCATATTGGTCCCATAAACTGATACTGAACCTCTTTGGTAAACTCACTCGTTGTCACAGCCTTGCGTTCTGAAAATCCATCTTTATAAAAAACAACAGAACCAGATACAAATAGCACAACACTTAAAAGAACCAACGTACCAACAAATTTATATCCCTTTGATTTTCTTATTTTCCCTTCAACAAATTTATACGTAAACCAGGCCAATAAGATCGATAAAAAGACAGCGGCTAATCGCAAGAAACGATCTGGCGTGCCTCTTTCTACAATTCTCAAAAAGGTCAATAACGGCCAGTGCCATAGGTACAAGGGGAAACTAATTAAACCAAACCAAACGACTATCTTGTTGCTCAAAAACAAACGATTGAGTATCGCATTAGGGCCAGCGAAAATGATTAAAACAGCGCCAATAACGGGAATGAGAGCCCAAAAGCCAGGAAAGTATGCATCTTTATTTATGGATAAAAAGCCAAAACCCAAGATCAAAAAACCAAATAGTGAAAAGCCGTTTATCACAAACTGATTTTTTTGAAACTTATCGATAAAACTCTTGTGATAAAGAACGATAAACGCCAGTAAACTGCCGAACAACAGTTCCCAGAATCGAGTCAATGGAGAGTAAAATGTTGCGACTCCATCGCTCCTTATCATGTAAATATTCAGAACAAAGGAAGCCACAATAAAAGTGAGCAGTAACGCAATTCGGCGAAAATTCATTCGCCAAAAAAGCCAACATAGCAAAGGCCAGAGAAAATAGAATTGTTCCTCTATACCTAAGCTCCACAAGTGCAAAAGTGGTTTAGTTTCTGCGGCATTATCAAAATAACCTGATTCGCCCCATAGCACTAAGTTGGAAACAAATCCAACCCCTGCCATTGTATGCTTGCCTAATTGCTTATATTCATCGGCAAGTAAAGCAAACCAGCCAAATACAATAGAGACAGTCAAAACCAGTAGCAAGGCGGGATATATCCGTTTGATACGGCGTGCATAGAACTCAGAAAAGCTAAATGTTCCCTTATCTAAATTCTCAAAAATAATGGTGGAAATCAAAAAAACCGGAGATCACAAAAAAAATATCAACACCAATAAAGCCACCTTTCATCCAATCAGGAAAGGCGTGGAAAGCCACAACAGAGAGAACCGCAACAGCTCTTAATCCGTCAATATCGGGACGGTACTTGGGGTGTGAAAGATGAGGATTCGATGTTGTCATTGGCTAATTTCACGTGCGGCAAAATTTGTCAAAGAATTTTAGCCGGATAGAGTGTAAAAAAGTGGTAAAAATTATACTCGCAGATGACCAATAGCAACAACTGTTACCCTATCTAACTGTTAGGCTAAGCAGTAATTCGGATACTTTACCCCCGCAGAATGCCCCGACAAACTCCACCTTTCATTGCACCTACCATTTTCTGATGTGCTGTTATCATTTTCATTTTTAGGTATATACACTATAAAAAAACAGTGTGGGTTACCATAACGACCTAAAATTGACTCATGAGTAAGATGTTAACCTGCGTATTGAGCGGTATTGTGATGTTTACCTCTGTTGGCGTGTATGCCGCTGAAAAGGGGGAGCTTTGCAGAGTTATTTGCACAGTGAAACTATTAGGCTTGAAGAAT